TTGGCTCATCATTGTCTCCAATAGAAGTGGCAAAATCCTTAGAAACATCATAAAATGATTCCATAATGGTATCAAAAATATAGGTCATTCTAGACTTATATGGATCTTCCATTTGACCTATTTGGTTTTTATCAAATGACATAGTTTTCCCATAGATAAAGTCTTTATCGTTTGAGGCAGTCCAGTTTTCCCAAGGTTGAGGATTATCTATCTCATCTAACTCATGAATGTTTTTCATAAGTTCTTCAAAGTTTTTAACACCATTTTCATAGTAATATACTTTTTCATGTAAAATTTTTTTATTCATTTGTTTCTCCCTTAGTATCTATTTTTTTCATAAAATCCTTTTTCTTTAATGAACCCAACAAGAACGTATCGTATTGGCCCATCTCCTACATGCTTGACTCCGTGCTCATACTCTTCGTTTCCTGGAAAAAATAACATAGTTCCTGGTTTAGGCTTTAACTGGATATCAAGCTTTGGAAAGAATATCTCGCCGTCTGCATAGTCATCATTAATGTATACAATTGTGGCGTATTTAATTGAGGGGTCCGTATGCTGGTCTGTATGGGATTTTAGCTCAACTCCAGGCTGCATTCTTTGAATCGTTGCAAGACCACTTAAAACTAACTCTGGATCAGATTTTATTACCATTAAATTTAAACTATCATACATTGGCCTATGTATTTCGTGGTGCAATATATTAAAGTTTTTGTCTTTCCAATTTTGAGTAACTTCAAACTTACCTTCAGCAACCAAATTATCTACATCATCTCTGCCAAATTTTTGCATACAAAAGTTTTTTAAGTTTGCGTGATATTCTACTTCCCAGTCTTCCTGAGATGTATTATTTATGATATCCCAAAAAATATCTATTTGATCTTGTGATAAAAAGTTTTCAACAGAAAATAATTCGTCAGTGATATCTTTAACCACATACCCGCTATCCATTAACTGCTTTTTCAAAGACTCAATCATTTGTAATATTTTCTACTTTATATTTATTTCCATCAGCATCTAACTTCCAGCCTTGCTTTAAAAGCTCTTGCCATTCTGCTCTTTCAATTTCTTGCTGTGCTCTGGTCGCTTTCATTTCTTCTGCCCAAGCATCTCTTAACTCTTGTGGGTAATCTGATTCTTCTCTATCGTCCCAGAAAGATCCAATAGTGTATCTTACTCCACTTTCTATTAGAGATACTTCGTGCATGTTGTTAAATCCCCCATCAAATACGGCAAGCATTCCCACTTCTGGTTTAATTTCTATATTTTGATCTGGAAACTTGAGTAGTCCGCCTTCGAAATCATCATTAAGATATAGGAATCCTGCGTAGCGACTTCTTGTAAATGCACCTGACTTACCTTCAGCATCTGTGTTGTCTGAGTGTATTCTTGCATATGCCCCTGGCTCCCACTTTTGTGTGTGGTATCCAATTTTAGAAATTGTTTTTGGATCAAGGTCGTGGACTGAAGCAATTGCCTCTGGCATAGCTTTTTCAATGTCTGAAAAAATGGTTGGGGATAGCCCAGCATCAAGTAATTCTTTATCGTTGTCTTGTGGCAATACTGAAGAGTATGACTCATAAAAAGAAATAGGCATCCAAGAAATTGCTCCATTGGCTGCTTGAGCATCTAAAGCTTGAATCATTTTTTTGCAATCTTCTTTGCTTATAAAATTTTTATAAACCACTATGTCTTTTGTTAGTCTAGATTTATTACTTAGGTTCATTATGGTTGCCTATCTCCTGTATGTTTTGTAATCTCCCAAAAAAATGGGCAAGTAAATCTTAAACCACTTTTAATCTCAGTTACTCCATGAATATAGTTTTTATCCCCTGGAAAAAAGTAAGCAGCACCTTTTTTAGGCTTAAACTGCACACCTTGTAATGGGAAATATAACTCTCCACCTTCGTAGTCGTCATTTAAATAAAATAAACTAGAAAGATCATATTTGGGAAAATCGTTTGGAGTTCCAGCATCTGGTCCTTCATGAAGTTCTTTATCTGCATGAGGATTTTGAAATTGTCCTGGAAGCCATTTTACAATAGTTGTTCCAGTTGGAATAACTTCTACTTTATAAAATTCTTCAATTATTGGTCTTAGTCTTTGAAATAGTCCAGCAATAATTGGTGATATCTTGGGATCATTTTTGTCTAAGGTTGGTTGAGTTGCCACTCTATCTTTCCAATAGTCTGAGTCGTAAATAACGGTACCATTTTCATTTGTATGGCTTTCTGTTACATCCCAAATTGTTAAAGACTTTGCAGCTTTTTCAAGAAACTCTATTTCTTCTGAAGTCATAAAATTTTCTAGCTCAACAATCATGTTTTTGCTATCCCCAAACCAGCCTGATGGAGTTATAGAAGGCGTTCTTTTAACTACTGTGTATGATTGATTATTTTTTTCCATATTTTATTATACCATTTTCTACTCGTAAAGCCTCTTAGTCCAGACCTCTTTTTGATATACTCCACCGCCTGGAACATGATATTTTACACTATTTTCTCTATTTGAATTAACAATTTGTGATGATGTTTGAATAATAATTTCAGATTGCCAATCTTCTCTTAAAAATGGAAGTAGTTGAGCGTATGGAGTTCCTGCTGGTAAAATGCCTGTCCACCCCTTTTTAACAAAAAATGGAAAAAGTCCAGGAACAGTAAGCTTATCATTATCAATGATGCCAGGAACTGTCATAATTGGCAAATCATATCTATTAAAAGGAGAAACATACAAAACACTGTAGCCATCTGGAACTTTTACTCCCCAATCTGGCATCCATACAAAATGATCGCTATAGTATTCTTCTGGATAATAAAATTCTGGCATAAAGCCTCTTTTTCTTGCAAAATTTTTATATGCCTGGTCTTCAACTTTACAATCAATTTCTCCATATTCATCCAAAAAAAATTCTATATTACAAGGAGTTACAAGGTTATATCCTGTCATCATAATATCTAAAATTATTGGACATGCTTTCCAATTAAATATTTTTTCATTATCGTATCCAATTAAATATTCTTTATCTGATTTTTTAACAAATCTATTAGCTTTTTTATACCATTTTGGTATTGATTTTAAGGTTGGAACTGGTTTTGACTTACTGTCTTTAGTTAGCCAAGAATGATTACCTATAAAATTAATTATTGGCACTTTTACCTGTATTATCTATTACACTAAGCTTTAAATTTTTTATTTCATGTGAACCTATTGATTCACCTTTTTCATTTACAGCATTTCTATACCAGTCGGTCCATTCTCCCACTTTATTTATTTCTTGAGCTGCTGCGCCATAAGCATTACGGGCATCATGATATTCTTGAGTAGAAACAAAATTCACAATCTCAACTGATTCATCTTTTAAAGAAGTTAATGATATAGGAATAATTGTTGCTATTGGAGTTCCTGCCTTAATAACAATTTTTTTATTTGCTGTCATGCACTTAATTGCTAATGGAAAATCAGTATCAAGAAATGATGTAGATATCAAAGAAGATATTACTTCTATATCTGGGTTAAAATAATTTTGAGGAGTTATTGTTAAAACACTTGTATACTCATCTGTTCTTAAAATAAATCCAGTATTGAAACTAACTGAAGACTGTCCTCTACCTGTATAGACATAGTTTTGACCTTCTAGAATTGTTACAGTTGTACTGCTTGTATCATTGATACCGTTCCAAATAAACTTTATGTCTACTGGTGAAGAAATACTCCAACCAATAACATTAGCAGATGTTACTGGATGACACCTATAGGCATGGCCTTGTGGAGTTTCATCCATCCAATCACGCTTAATAGACATTGGCTCTATATTTAGCGCCAATGGTGTCTTTTTATAAGCTGTAATAATTGACATTATGACCCAGTTTCTTGATACATTTCTGGTGTATGGAATTTACTACTGTAGTCAAGCATTGTTACTAATGAATACTTTGTTCCAGAATGAACAACCTTTGCTTGATGAGGATACATAAAATTAGATGGGAATAATACAACATCTCCAGCTTTTGGAATATATGTAATTCCTTGAAGTCTAAAGAAAAGTTCTCCTCCTTCAAAGTCATCGTTTATGTAAGCAACCAAAGAAAGTGTACAATTATAAGAGAAGCCATGATCATGGTGCTCCATAAAGTGATGTCCTGCTTCATACTTAATAAAATTAAACGCTTCCCAATATTTTAAGTTATGAATATTAAATTTTCTACAATAGTCTTCTACTGCTAGCTTTTGTCTGTCATAACAATCTTGCCAAATACCCTGAAGTTTAATAGAACTTTCTGATTTATCATTTTCAATGTCGGTTTTTTTAAATTTAAAATCTACGCAGTTTCTATATTCTGGCATTAGTTGCTTGTACCCGACATAAGCTGGCTGCCAAGAATAACCAGGGGTTCCTAAAGGTTGTAGCACAGACTCTAGCCTATTAACAATTTCTAGGTCTGTTGGCAAAACATCATGGTAAACAATTATTCCTGGAGCGATTTCTTCATAGCTGCTCCAGGGTTGTAACATCTGATTTTCTGTATTCATATACTCTCCTATTTGTATTCTCTTCTTGACCAAACTTTATTCTTATATATCCCGCCGTCTGGCTTTCTATAAAACTTCATGTTGTTAAACATTTTATCATAAATATCAGACTGATCTAATATCTCTACTTTGCTTTCCCAATTTTCTCTTTTAAATGGTAAGACTTGTAGATATGGAGTACCTGCTGAAATTATTCCTTCCCAGCCTTCCGCAATAAAAAATGGAAAACTTCCAAGTAGATGAACCTTATCTGAATCAACAATTCCTGTTGTATTTAAAAATGGTAAATCAAACCTATTCATTGGTGTCATAAATAGCGCACTATATCCTTCTGGAAGCTCAAGTCCCCAATCTGAGCTCCAAGCAAAATGATGTTTGTAATAACCTACTGGATGCTCAAATTGTGGCATGGGAGGTCTCTGAGTGCAAAAATCTTGGTATCTTTTATCTTCAATTTTTACACTAATAACCCCTTGTGCGTTTTTAGAAAATACTAAATCACAAGGAGTTTTAAAAACATATCCAGTTGAAAATGCATCCATGATTGCAGGGCATGCTTTCCATGTAGGAATTTTCCCATAATCATCTACTGTACCCTCTTTTGGAAAGGGGCATGTTTCTTTTGGTGCGCTATAGTATTCATTATTAATTGGATTTTTTGCAAATCTGTCTGCATCTTTATACCATTGAGGAATAACATTTTGTGTTGCTGCTGGGACAGAAACACTATTTTTATTTAGCCAAGGTCTAAAAGATCTAAAGATTGCCAAGTTGTTCATCAGTGACTCAGTTCGTTAATATCCGTCATAATAACAACACAATATTTAGTTCCTGCTTTCATTGGTAATGAAGCATGTTCATAGATGTAGTTTGAAGGAAATATTGCTATATCTCCAACTTTTGGAGTATGAACAAAATTGTCTAATCTTGGAAACTTAATTTCTCCACCCTCATAATCATCATTTATATATATAACTGCAGAGACTGTACAATTATAAGCAGGTCCATGATCAGCATGAATATTGAAGTGAGTTCCTTCTCCTTCATATTTTACAAAATTAAACGCTTCGTAATATGTAACATTTATTCCCCAATAATGTGCGTAATCGTCTACACACATTTTTAGCTTTTGATATATTTCTTCATGTAGGTCAATTAAGTCTTCATTAAATTCATTTCTTAGCCCAAGATTTTCTGGCTTATACTTAAAGTCTACGCAGTCTCTTGCTTTTTTAATAGGAGCATCAGAGTTTGTAACTTTGGCCTCTGACCATTTATATTTGTTATCTCCAGATAAATTGTATTCAAGTGTATCAATATATCTTTGTGAATCATCTTTGGAAAAAACATTATGATAAACATTTAATCCTAGTCCTGGATTACTAATAGAAATGTTACTTTGAGGCATTAATCTTGCAACTCTGCTTGAAGCAGTTTCAGATCTATCTTTTGTAAACCAGTGATTTTCATTTTCATTATAAATATCCATAAGATCCCCATCTTTTAAGGTTATATTTTATTATAGCATAAAGAAGCTATTACAGACAAAATAAAGCGAGAGCTACCACTTATTTAATGGGCAAGTGGCTTTTAAAAGCTTAGTTTTAGCTGCCATAAAACAACCACATTTTTTACATTGTCTGGTTAACTTAATTAATTCTGGACATGCTTGACAGATGCTATATCTCTCATTTGCTAATGATTCATCTGCTCTTTCAACAGTGGGATTAATCATATCCCAGGGTTTTACAGCTCTTTCATTAATACCAATGTCTTTACCTTGATTTTTTTCTTTGTATAATTCCCATGGACTTTTTTCTAACATTATTACCCCTATTTTTTATCTACTAATTACTCATAAAGCCATGCTGAGAAGTATATCTCCAGCCGAACTGTACATCTAGATCGTCTGGTACTTTTAATACCAGTGGATTTGAGGCTAGAATTGCCCACATTTCTTCGGTTGAATGTATTTTTAAAATTTTACCGTTTTTTGACTCTAAAATAAATTCAAAAATTTCTGGACCAAGCTCTTCTTTTTTTTCTTCAGTTTTGTCTATAAATGTATAACCACTTAAAACAACCTCTGAAAAAATTTGGGGAAAATTCATGACTTTTTCAACTATATCATTTAATATAAAAGCTAGTTGAACAAATTCTACTTTTTCAGGAAAGTCGGTTAACTCTTGATTTTTATTTATTGCATT